CTCCAAAGGTAGCATTTTTTACTAATACTGCAAATATACCTTCATTAACTCTCGGGATAGCAAATCAACCAACATATTTAAGAGATATCCCACAGCCAGGAGATAAAATCAAATTTGAAGATTTCAATCTACGATTTATGGTAGATGAAGGCTTAGAAAATTATATGGAAATCCAAAACTGGATTCGTGGTTTAGGATATCCAGAATCATTGGATCAAATATACACACTACAACGACAAGATCAAAGAGTAAGAACGAATATAAATTCAGAATTAAATCTTTATTCTGATGGTACATTACAAATACTAACCAGCAGCCAAAGACCAAATTTCCAAGTTAAATTTTATGATTTATTCCCCCATGATTTAACCACATTATTATTTGATGCGACAGATTCTGATGCCGAATACTTTATAGCAGAGGTAAAGTTCAAGTATACTTACTATGAAATAACTGATAACAAAGGAAATCCACTCTATGAATATCAATGAAATACAAGAAATGTGGAAAGAGGATTCTTACATAGATCCAGACAATTTGCACATGGAGTCCTTGAAAATTCCACAACTTCATTCAAAATATTATGAGATATTTAATAATATCCTACTTCTAAAGAAAAGGCACTAGACGAAAAAAACAAAATAAGACTCAAAAAATATGAATATTATACTGGCAAAGCAGATCCAGAAGAATACAAAGATGTTTATCAAAAGAAAATAAGAGATAAAGAACATCTTCAAAATTGCATGAACGCAGACGAAGAGATTTCTAAAGCTTCACTAAAAATAGAATATTATGATTCTATCTTGGATTTTTTGAGTGACATACTTAAAATGATCCACAATAGATCTTTTCAGATAAAAAATAGTTTAGAGTACCAAAAATATATTTCTGGATATGGCTGATATTAAAATTACTAAGAAAAACGAAGTCTTTATTAAACTACAGTGTGAACCTCATATTTTATATGAACTTCAACCACATTTTTCCTTCCAGGTAGAAAGTGCAAAATTTATGCCCCAATTCAGATCAACTGGATGGGATGGCACTATTCATTTACTTTCGATTTCTACTGGAGAAATTTATGCCGGACTTCTCGATAAAGTAATTGCAAAAATAAAGTCTTATGGATATACTTATGAATTCGAAGAAAATAAGTATTATGGACTACCATTCGAGATTAATGAGGAAATTTCACTAGAAGGCGTAGAGGGATATATGGGTGCAATATGCAACTATAACCCATATGACTACCAAATTAATGCTGTTTATGAATGCTTAAAATACAATAGAAAAACCATCATATCCCCAACTGCATCTGGGAAATCTTTAATCATTTATGCACTTGCAAGATATTATACAAACAAAGGACTAAAAACTTTGATTGTTTTTCCTACTACTTCTCTGATCCACCAAATGCATAAGGATTTTTATGAATATGGATGGAGCCCAGAAGAACACTGCCATATGATTTACTCTGGAAGAGAAAAAAATACAGATCTTCCCGTAACAATGTCAACTTGGCAGGCGATTTTTAAGATGAACAAATCATTCTTTGAAGAATTTGATTGCATAATAGTAGATGAAGCTCATCAGGCAAAGTCTAAATCATTGATTGATATTATGAAAAAGTGTCATCATGCCAAATTTAGATTTGGATTTACTGGAACATTGTCAAATGGGGGGAAAGATTCCCAAACTCATGAATGGGTCATTTCTGGTTTATTTGGTCCAACATATAAAACAATCAATACCAAAGAGATGATTGAAAAGGGAAGAGCATCTCAACTAGATATACACTGTTTGATATTGAAACACTCTCCACAACAATTTGAACAATATGAAGATGAAATACAATTTCTAATATCAAATGAAAAAAGAAATAAATTTATTAAGAATTTAGCTCTAGATCTCAAAGGAAACACTCTAGTATTATTTGCTAGGGTAGAAACTCATGGTCAGTTATTATACGACTTAATAAATAATGATAGCGAAAAAGATAGAAAAGTCTTTTTTGTTCATGGTGGAGTTAATGTCGAAGAAAGAGAAGCAATCAGGGAAATAACTGAAAGAGAATCTAATGCAATCATAGTTGCTAGTTATGGTGTATTCAGTACTGGAATATCAATAAAAAATTTACATAATGTAATATTTGCATCTCCAAGTAAATCAAGGATAAGAAACTTACAGAGTATTGGACGAGTATTAAGAAAAGGAAGTAACAAAGATAAGGCAGTTTTATATGACATTTCTGACGATTGCACTTACAAAAATAGAAAAAATTATACCTTAAATCATTTTATGGAAAGAATAAAAACATATAACGAAGAAGAATTTAACTACGAAATAATACCAGTAAATTTAAGTAAATGATGGAAGAAGACTTTTATGCTAGTATAAAATTTATTAATGGAGAAGAGATATTTGCTAAGGTAATTCCTTGCGAAGAACAAGAAGAACTAAATTTATTACTTTCAGATCCAATAATTATTACAGAAGTAAAAACTAGATATGGGTTTGCCTACAAGGTAGAACCATGGATGAAAACAACAAAAGAAGATATGTTCATAGTCAAGATAGACAATATCTTGACTATGACTGAGACGACTGACTTAGAAATTATATCAGTACATGAAAAGTTTGTCAAGCAGAAGAAACAGGATGAATTGGAATTTGGGTTAAATCACTTTGAATTGACAAAAGAAATGGGATATGTATCAAATATAGAAGAAGCAAAAAAGATACTAGAAAAAATATTTAAAGGTAAATAATTTCAAAAAAAACTTCTCGAAGAGAAGGATCTAGAATTATTAAGGTAGTTAATAACCTTAACTAGTTCCCTTCGGGAACTTCTCTTCGAGAATTATCTAGATCTTTATTCTTTATTTTCTTTATTAAAGTTATTAAGAATTATTAGTTACTAGAGTTGTTTTCATCCGTGACAAGGCTGATTGTACTGGTTTCCAAGACCCTTGTCAACCCCCATCTAGAAATGTTACGAATTCCTCATAAAGAACAGATTCTTGTTCTTCTGCCTCGATCTCATGAGGTTGGTTGACATAATCAAGATTATCGATTATAATTCCATTCCAGTATCTCTTAGAGT